ATCAATGCAAACATCTTCGACCTTCTCATACTCCGACCAATAATCGTTGTATTCAAGACTGATGGCTTTGCCAGCAAGGGCATCCCCCGCCTTGGTCAGCCTCTCGACCTCGGCCTTGAGGCGGGCGATTTCCTCGTCGGCGTCGATGGTCGCCTGGATGATGGACACGCGGACGACCTTAAGCACGTCGGCCTTTAGGGCGGCGGCGAAGGCATCACGCTGGACCTCGGCGTGGTTCAGTTGCAGACGGAGCCGGGTGACTTCGTCGTAGTCGTTGGGGTTTTGTTCGGGTGGTTGGGTACTCATGGTGGGAAAGTTAGGCCGGCTCGTCCGGCTTTACGTCGATGGCGTCCTCGGTTCGCTTCATCTCGTTGGCGACCTGCTTCATGGAATCCAGTTGCTTGCGACCACGCTCGACGATGTCGATCAGGTCGGAGACGGACATCTCATGCTGGTCCTTCTTGCCTTGCTTGCCTAGGTGGATGGCCGCGGCGATGGCCGACAGGCCATGACCGCTGGCCTCGAGCGTCCAGCGTGCGGCCTGGAACCTTACTTGAGCCGGCGCAGCCGGATCAGTAAGCAGGGACTGCATCACCTCCCAAGCCTTGGTCGCGCCGCCGGTCTTGATCTCGACGTCGCGCTTCAGCTCAACGGCCTCGCGAATCTTGTGGTTGTCAAGCAAGCCGGACGCGTCGGCGTAGCCGGCTGCCCTGGCTGCCGCGTCGGCGTTGCCGCCGTTGGCTACATAGCCTGCGACGAACGCCTCCTGCTGCTTGTTGAGGGCGGGAGCCGAGTCGTGGCGGATGATGAGGCTACCCTTCCATTGGTCCTTGTCTTGAGGCTTTGGCATTTGATTTGAGGTGTTTCCAGTTGATGCCGTTGTCTAGGCAATAGCGGTGAATGTTGACGAGGGGGACGCCCAGGCCAGCGGCGACCATGCCTTGGGTCTTGCCCGCGGCGATGCCGGCCATGATGGCCTGCTCCCACCCGGCCTTGTCGTACTTTCGCACGGGTCGCTGGCGGGCTTTCCGCCAAGTGACGCCCAGGATCTTCGACCACCTGGCGACGGTGGCTACGGACCAACCAAGGTAGTTGGATGCGTGGGCGATGCACATACCGTCGGCGGCGCATTGGCGTAGCCTGGGCGACCACTCCTTGAGGCGCGACGCGGTCGAGTGGAACATAAGCCGTCCTTTGTAGGCGACGGCGCCTCGACCCTGTAGATGGAGGGCGGGGGATTCGATGATGTTGTCGCTCACCGGACGGAGTTGTTGAGGCTGGCGGCCTTGATGAACTTGCGGTCGGGAACCTTGGAAATCTGGTAGCCATATCGGGCGAAGCCCGTGACGCCCAGGTTGTAGGCAAGCCAGGTTTCGCCTAGGTTTGCAGGTCTGCCGAGCTGCTTGCCGACCTGCGACCGAAGCCACGACAGCCACGTCGTGGCGTACTGGCGGGCGATGTGCGGGTCGGACGCCTTGGAGTAAGGGTACACCGGCAAGCCGGCCTTCTTGCGTAGGCGCGAGCAATCTGCCCAGGCTTCGGACCAGAACTGGAACGGACCTTTGGCCCTGCTCCCGTCCCCCAATGGGGTGTCGGCTCCGCGTCCGGATGATTCGATATGTTCAACGGCATCGACCCATCTTTCCGGGATGGGTGCGAAGGCTGCCGATGCTAGGATGAGTGACGTGGCGATCATGTCGGTGTTGGGGTTTCCGACGCTGATTTACTTCCTCCTTTTTGCAATGTCTTTCTTTACAATTTCTTTCTTTTTCCTGGGCTTGCCGGTGCCTGATATGGGCAACCCTCCGGCGTCCCCATACTTCTTCACGCCACGCTCTATGATGAGCCGGCAACGTTCCCAAAGGGAGAGGTTGTCCCGACCATCGTCGGCAATTCTGATGATCGGTCGGTGTCTCATTGCTTCTTGATGACGACTCGCGCGTCCTTGTCGAAGTTGTATTCGTCCCAATCGGGCGTTTCGTAGGCGCCGCTGTTGATCTCCGCTCCGGCCTCGTCGGTGGCGATGGGTCCGTTGGGCAGGTCCAGCCACTTCTTGTCCTTGCCGCCCTTGGCTGCGGCCGCGACGAGGAACTTATTGAGGAGCAGCTCCTCGACCAGGTGCGCGAACTCGCCAGGTCCGATGGACCGAAGCAGGGGAGGCAGCTCGCCACGCCGGCGGTACAGCCCGGACTTGGCGTTCTTGCCTTCGATGGAATAGGGATGCCCGTTTCGGGCGGCGAGGGTGACGGCGGCGATCATCCACTCCCGACGCTCGGACACGTTCACGTCGTTGAACTTGTCGCGAGCCGTGACGTCGACGAGCAGACCGACCTCCGACCGGAGCAGGGTGCGTTCGCCCTCGTACATCTCGGGGTTGTTGGCCTTGAGGACGGCGAGCTTCCAGAGGTGTCCCTTCTTGGGCGAAAGATCCAGACCCTTCATGCGTCGGTCGTAGTCGGAGCAATGCCAGATGCCCAAGGCCGCGCGTACGCTGCCTAGGATGGCGGTCGAGCCGCGGACGGCGGCCTTCATCTGCTCGGCGTTGCGGATGGGTTCGTCGCCCTGCTTTCGGATGTGGTGGGGGATGATGAGCGTCGCACCCAGTTCGCCGGACACCTGGCTGGCGACTCGGGCGAACTCGTTGATGACTGTTGCGCTGTTCTCCTCGCCGTGAAGAACGCTGTTAAGAGTGTCAATAACCACAAGCTGGAGGTTGGGAATCTGCCGGAGCAGGGCGAACAACTCCATCCACTTTCGGGAAGGCCGGGCCTCCTGGGTCTTCGGGTCCTTCTCGACCAAGGAGAATGAGCCGCCGGAGTTGATGGTCGGAAGGATGATCAGGTCGTCGCCGGCTTCGCGTCGTCGGCTGCCGTCCGGGTCCATGTCGGCGAGGCGGATGTGCAGCTCGTCCTTGTCGTCCTCGGTGGTGATGACGACGGCCGCACCCTTGCGGAGGATGGGCATGCCGCACCAGGTGTCGCCGTCCCGGCGGGACGCGACCTTGATGGCGAGGTCCAGCATAAGGAAGGTCTTGCCGGCGCCGCCCTCGGCGACGATCAACTGGTGGGCCTTGGCGATGACCAGCTTGTCGACGAGGAACTGGCGGGCGGGCTTCTCGCCCAAGCTCCAGCGATGGGCGGCCCAGACGGCCAGGCCCTTGCCCTCCTCGAGGATGGGCTTCTCCGGCTCGGGCATCGGGCCGTGGGTGGAGATGTCGTTGCGTAGCAGGCCCTGCCACTCGGTGTTGAACCTCTGCTCGTTCCAAGGCGGCACCATGTTGGCCTGCATCCAACCGAAGGTGGCGAGGCGGGCCGCGTCGAGGGTCATCTTCCCTATGCGTGCGGTGTGAATGTAATGTCCTGCTACGCCGTTGAACGCCGACCATCTGGTGATGGCTCCCTCCCCGCCGGCCTTGACCTCGGCGGTCAGCAGGTCGACGGCAGCCGGACCTTCCGGCGTGGTCATAGGGTCGGCAGGACGTTCGGCGATGGCCCACTCGGAGGCGGGCATGAGCTTTGCGTTTATGCACGGCGTGGCGCATAGGTAGCCCGGGTGGTGACGCTCGACCTCGACGAGACGGCGGACGCCGTTCTTGCCGTGGATGGAGCCGGCCAGGCGGATGGGCTGGTGGGCGCGGCCGTAGGGATTGCCGTCCACCCCAAGACCGAACTGGATGTCCCCGCCGGCCTTGCGTGCGATGGCGTCGCGGATCGCCACGACCTCGGGTACGGTGACGCCTTGGACCTGCCAGTAGGCGTGACGCTTGGGCATACCTTCCTCGGTCATGCCGCCGGACAGCACGACGAAGGACGCAGCACCGAAGTGCTGCTCGACGAAGGCGAGCTTGGCCTGGGTGTCGCCGGTGTCGAAGTCGGCGCAAACGGTGCGGAATATGTCGCAGTTCTCCGCCGTGCCTCGGTCGTCCTTGAGGGTGCAGGGGACGACGAATGTGGCTACATCGTGCTGCCCCCACCGGGTGGCGTGGAAGATCACGGCAGAGATAAACTTATCCCAGCCCAGCACCTTCGGCTCGAGGAATATGTCCTCGCGGAACACGCCCTCGCGGGCGGTTCCCTTCTCGCCGATGCCACGGAGGCACACGTAGCCAATGGCGTCGCGGCCGAACAGAAGGTCAAGGTGACGCTCGATGGCGTCGTGGTCCACGACTGGGTCCATCGTTCAACCCTTGGCCTTGAGCTTGGCTTCGACGCGGATGATGCCCTCGGCGATCCAGGACATGCACGGCACGGCCATCGAGTTGCCGGCGCACTTGTACTGCGGGCCGTCGGGGGCTTGGCCCTCGGGCTTGCCCTTCCAAGGGATGTTCGTCCAGTTGTCGGGGAAGCCCTGTAAACGTAGGCATTCGTTCACGCTCAAGCGACGGACGACCATCGTGGGGGCGTCAAACACCGCGCCGACGTGGTCGACGTCGCTGGCCGCCGAGCGGACGGCTTGGCTGGTGTTGGAGATGGTCTGGTTGTAGGCGTCGAAGGCGACAGGGGCGGCCACATGCGGGGACTGGTCGCCGCTGGCCGTGGTCAAGGTCGGGAAGACCTTGGTGCTGGGGTCGGCACCAACCCGACGAACAAGGTTGCCCGGCTGGAAGGCTACGGCCGGGGCGCCATGACCGCCCGCGGTGCGGAGCGGGACGTGGACATCCCCTGTGAGGGTCTGGTTGTAGAGGTCAACGCCCTGCGGCTGGACGACCGCGTGGGTGGTGCGGGTGTCGCCTTGGTCGAAGCAATTGAGGGTATTGGCCTTCTCGTCGGCGACCCACGTCTCGTCGTCCGTCTCGGACTGCGCACGCTTGCTCTTGCGGAAGGGGACAGGGTGGACGGCGAGCGGCTCGGTGTCGCCGCCCTTGGTGTTGGCCTTGAGGGTCGGGCAGACCTGCTGCTCGGTGATCTTGTCGGCGAGGCGTAGCTCGCTGGCCTGGACGATGAAGGGCTGGCCTACGGCTTGGGCGCCGGTGGTGTCGAGGGTGTAAGCAGGGTCGCCCGGCTGGCCGACGCCGATGCCGTTCTGCTTCTTCTCAATCTCGCGGCCGTCCTGGATGGGGATAGCCTGCTGGGCTAGGTGGACCGCGGTGATCTCGGCGATGGCCTCGTCGGAGCAACCGCCCTTGCTGCCCTTGCAGGTCGTGACGGTGGGGGCGACGACCGGCTGGGCCAGCCATTGATCTTGGCTGGTGGCGACGGTGAATGCCTTGTCCTCGGAGCCGAGGAAGCCCTTGCCGGCAACCTTGCCGGGCGTACCACCCTGCTCGCCAGTCTCGGTCGGCGAGCCGCCGCGGATCTTGAACATCAGCGGCACACCGACGGCGTGAGGACCGCGAGCGACGACGGTATCCATCACCTCCGACTCGCCGATGTGCGGTTCGTACTGGGCGTTCTCCCCCTGGTTGAACGCAGCCCTGTCAATCACGACGGGCTGAAGGACGGCGGGGAAGCGGTTCTTGTCGGGCATCGTCTGGCGTTTAGCCAGCACGGCGTCGAGCGTCTGGCTTACCTGTCCTCCGTCCCACCAGCATCCGGCTCCGACTCCAAATCCTCCGGTAGCTCCGGCTCCGACAGGGCTACCCGCTCCAGCGCCTTCTGCAACATCGGCGGCAGGCTTTTTCCGCGACGACTTGCCCTGCGCAAGATACCTCTGCAAGCCTTCGCCGACAGATAGAGCCTCTGCGGCAACTCGCCAGTCTCCAGTACCTGTGACAGGGTTGCGGTAGGCCAGGACGAACACTCGCCGACGCCGCTGTGGCACTCCGAAGTTTTCAGCGTTGAGAATCCGATAGGCCCACCCATACCCGAGCTGGCCCAGCGCCCCGAGGAAGGAACCAAAGTCCCGTCCTCCGCCGCTTGATAGCACTCCGACAACATTTTCCCACAAGATCCAGCGGGGGCGTAGGTGGTCAGCCAACCCAAGAAAGGTGAGGCAGAGGTTACCTCGGGGGTCGGCAAGTCCTTTCCGCAGCCCTGCGACGGAAAATGACTGGCAAGGTGTTCCTCCGACCAGAAGGTCGATTGAACCGGGTTCGATGGGCCAGGATTTGTATTGGGTGAGGTCTCCATAGTTTGGTGTGTTGGGAAAGCGATGCTTGAGGACGGCAGCGGGGAAAGGCTCAATCTCGGAGAACGCCACGGGCGTCCATCCGAACTTGTGCCAAGCATTGGTTGCGGCTTCGATGCCAGAGCAGACGGATACGTACTTCATAGGTTGGGTGTTGGTGGTGATGGGATTTAAGACGTGTTCGTCAACGACAAAACCTACAATCTTTAGGTGGTCGTGACTTGATCGCCACGGTTCTTGGCGAACCAAGCGAGGTATCCCTCGGTTAGGCTGTCCAGTTGGCGGAGTTCGGCGGGGGGCAGGACGAAGGACAGGCGGTTGGCACCGCGGAAATGCTCGAGCCGGTCGTCGCGGATGAGGTCGTCGCGTTGGCACCAGCCCTTGAAGGTGATGAGGCTGTCGTCGTAGTTGACGTGCATCAAGGCGTACACGCCGATGTCCTCCTTGGTCGTCCACTTGTCGTTGATGCGGTAGGCCGGGACGAGGAGGTGCGGGTTGTCGTGGTGGCTGGACTTCACCTCGATGAGCGTGCCGTCATCGGCGACGAAGTCGGCCGTGCCGCTCCGCGCGTACACGGTGTCGTCGCGTTGCATCCCGAAGATCTTGGCGAAGCCAATCTCCCCGAGCAGGCCGACTAGGTCGGCGACGTTGCCCGACAGGCTGCCGACCCTCTGGTCGACGATGCCGGCCATGCGGGATGCGTTGCTCCTGGCTTGGGCTTCGACCTCGGCGTTCCTCATCGTCTGCTCGTCCAACTTTACCTTGAGCGTCATACGTCCTTGCGAAACCAGCTGGGGGCTTCGCCTGCGGGGATGTCGAGCTTGGACGAGGGAGCGACCGGGCCGTGGCACCGGCGCTTGTAGTCGCACCACTTGCACTTGAAGTCGTCCATCCCGCGGCCGGCCTTGCCGAGTTGCTCGGGGTTGTCGGACGAGACGATGCGGACGGCCTTGTCGATGTAACATTGGGCATCCCGGGCGTTGAGCATCACCACCTCGACGTGGATCTCGCCGGTGTCCCGGTTGAGGCAGGTGAAGAGGCAGTACTCGACCTCCTCGTACGCCATGTAGATTTGGACCTGGGCGTAGTAGACCGGCTTGCTGGCCTTTAGCCCCTTGCTGACGACATCCCGCCAGCTCTTGTCGCCGAGGGCCTTGTTCTCCCAGATGCAGCGGTACTTCAGCCCGGGGATGGCGGGGCCGTCGATGATGACGCCGTCGTAGTGTCCCTTGAACTTGCCGCCCGCGTCGGACATCCCGAACTGCTTGCCGTCGGAGTGGTGCGTGAGCAACACGAAGCCGGCCAGACGCAGGTATTCGGCCATGCGTTCCTCGCCGTCGTGGCCCATGTCGAAGATGCGGAGGGTCTTGCCGGCGAAGTCGGAGCCTTCGTCCTTCGGCGTGTGGTGGTACTCGTAGCCCAGGCGACGCTCGCATTCGTCGCCGATGCGTGACGCGCCTAGGTACTGGCGGGGAGGTTGCTCGCCTCGTTTGCTCTTGAGGGCCGCGTCGATTGCCTGGACGACAGCCTCCGTTGCGTGATCGGTGGTTTCTGGTTTGAACATAGTTAGATTGCAAGGACCTTGGCCTTGATGAACCGCTCCTTCCATTTCCAGGTGAGGGCGCAAGTGGCGCGGTACTTGGTCATCCCCATCGCCCCCATAGGGTCAACCCCAAGTTGGGCGAGCTGCTTGTCGGACGGCGGTTCGGTCAGCCAACGCTTGGACTTCCGGCTGGCGTCCTTGTCGCCGTGTTCCCGAAGGTAGTCGTCGGCGGATGCGATGGCCTGAAGCCGGTCGTCGGAGATGGCGATGAGCGTCGCCCCGGTGAAGCCTTCGTTGCCGCCGATGGCGTACTGCTTGCCGTCGTGCTGGACGACGCAAGCCCAGGCGGTCATCGCCGACGCGATGGTGACGATGCCGTCCCAGAAGACCTCCCACTTGAAGGGGGACATCTCCAGGATCTCGACCTCGGTAAGGGAGAAGTCCTCGAGGATGCCTTTCTCCTCGGCTTCCTTCTGGCGCCTAGCTACGCCGTCGAAGATGTGGTCGCACGCCGGACAGGTGGCTACGCCGAGCGGCACCTGCATCTTGCACGACGGGCATACCTTCATCTGGGCCTTGCCCTTGACCGGCTCGAGGACGACCTCGCTGTCCAGGCCGCCGTGGGTGAGGATGGAGTAGCCGAAGTCCAGGACGATGCAGTCGGACTTCACCACGCCTGGGTGCTTGTCGGGGTCGACCTTACGCAACCCACGCCCGATCATCTGAATCATCGTACTTCGGAAACTGCACGGCCGGAGCAGCACGACGCAGGAGACGGTCTGGCAGTCGTAGCCCTCGGTGAGGACGGCGACGTTGACGAGGACCTGGGTGCGGTCCTTCTCGAAGTCGTGCAAGGCGCGGCGTCGGGCCGTGTCGGACAGGCCGCCGTGGACGATGTCGGCCTTGATGCCGGCGTCGCAGAAAGCCTGGGTGACGTGTTCGGCGTGGTCGACGGTGGAGCAGAAGACGACGGTCTTCCGGATGCCGGCCTTGTCCTTCCACTCGGCGATGACGCGGGACGTGACGGCCTGCTTGTCCATGACCTTCTCGACCTCGGCCATGTCGAAGTCGGCAACGGTCTTCCGCACCTCGGCCAGCTCCGACCGAAGGCCGCAGTCGATCACGAATGTCCGGGGGCGGACGAGGTTGCCCGCGTCGATGAGTTCCTTGATGGAGATGACGTCGGCGACGTTGTCGAAGACCTTCGCTAGCGCCTTCTTGTCGGCCCGCTGCGGTGTGGCGGTGACGCCCAAGATGCGGACATCGGGATTCAGTTCCCGGGCCTTGTCGACGATGCGGACATAGGAGTCGGCGGCGACGTGGTGGGCTTCGTCGATCACGACGAGGTCCATCGCCGGCATAGTGCCGAGGTTGTCCTCCCGGCACAGGGTCTGGACCATCGCAAATGTTACGCCGTCCGACCATCGCTTGCGGTCGGCTGCATAAAGGTCGGTCGCCACGTCCGGTTCGACGCGACGGAAGGTGGCTCGGTTCTGGGCTACCAGTTCGTCGCGGTGCTGGAGGACCAAGGCGCGGATGGGCTTGCCGTCCCGCTTGTAGTACTTGATTGCCGACGACAGCATAACCGTCTTGCCGGCCCCTGTAGGGGCTACGCCAAGCGTGTTGCCCCTGTCGGCGAGGGCGTGGCATAGCCGGTGGACGAAGTCCGCCTGTCTGGGTCGGAGCTTCATGACCAAAATACGATAGGGTCGATTTTGGTAAAGGGAGCGGCGACCAGGCTATGAAGCCTTGCACCCGTAAGCGGTACGGGTGACTGGCGGCCGCTGAAAGAGGGGGGCGGGGAGAGAGGCGACCCCAACAGTCGCGTCATCCCTACGAGCGTGGACGGAAGTGTCTGGACCGACGGCCAGGTTGTCGTCCCGCTCTCGCCCTGCGTTTCAGAAAGAACAGGCGTCCACAAATGGGCTGCCTTGCGTACTGATGCTGACAAGCTCTTTGAAGATGTCAGCAACAATCGCACAGGCAGCCCGTTGGGTGTGGATCTTGTCGCCCCTTTAGAAGGGGGCGTTGCTGGACGACGGGGACTTGACCCAGCCGGGGGCGGCGCCAGCCGAAGGAGCGGCGGGAGTGAACGCCCCAGAGCGAGCCTGGTTGACGGCCTGCTGACCGCCGACCAGTTCGACGTAGCCCTTGTAGCCACCCTTGGAGTTGGGGTTGGGGGACAGCCACTCGCTGACCTTGTTCTTGTCGGCGTACGCCGGGTCGGTGTTCTTCTCGACCTTGACCTTGATGGCCACGCGCGGGCCGTCCATGCCGGTCATGATCGCCAGCGTGTCCTTGCCGACGAAGGCGTTGTACGACGCCGGGTCGGAGGGCTTGAACCAGCCGCTGGACTCGAAGATGCGGGTGATGGCCGTGATGCCCATCTGACGCCACTTCTCGCCGTTGTTCATGTCGTAGATGTCGGGGAGCATGTCGAAGACCTTGCGGCCTTCGTACTCGCCGCCGGCGATCGTGAGCGTCACCGGGTAGTAGGTGCAGCCCGAGGTCTTCGACTGCTTCGCAGCGCCGACCGTGAGGATGGCCCAGGCGAGCGTGCCGTTGGGGATGAGTTCGGGAGCCGAACCGGCGCCCGAGGTGTTGGAGAACGGATTTTCCATGATGTGTGTTTCTGGGTGGGTGAGAGATTACTTGGCGGAGGGCATAGTCGTGACGACGGTGGCGTCGACACGCTTGCCCGAGCGGATCTTCTTGATGAGGGCGCCCAGGTCCGGGGCTTCCAGCAACTCGAGGCGGCCGGAGCGGTCCTTGGCGGGGTAACCCCAAGGGTTCTGCTGCTGGCAGCAGAAGGCACGGTAAAGGGTGCCGTCTTCCTGCTTGAAGTTCTGGAGCGTCACGACCTGGTCGAAGATGCCCGGCAGTTCACGGCCGGTCTTGGACCCTTCGACCTGCGGAACCCAGCTCACGCGCTTGAGGTCGTCGACCTCCTGGTCGAGAATGCCAGACACGACGATGGACTTGGGGCAATGCTGGAGGTGGGTCAGCCAGCGGATCATCTCCTGCCCGAGCAGACCGTAGGCGCCGCGGGTGTCCGGCTTGCCGTCGCGGGACTGGGCTTCGGGCTGGACCTTCGCCCACTTGAAGCACTCGCGGCTGGCGACCGTGATGGAGTCGATGAAAATCGTGTCGTACTTCTTGAGGTCGATGGCCGCGAAAGCCTCGGCGACCTTGGCGTGGATGGCGGCGGAGTAGGCGCCGTCGCGGTCGCTCGGGTCATGGCCGCCGATGTACAGGGCCAGGGCGCGGGCGATTTCCCACGGGAACTTGCCGTACTCTTGAGCCACGGCGCGGACGTCGATGACGTCGCCAGCCCAGTCCTGGATGGCGAGGGTGCCGGCCTCCAGGTCCACGAAGAGCGTGGTCTTGGGGTCGAGCGTGCGGGCCTGGGTCGTCTTGCCCACGCCGGCCGGGCCGAAGAGGGCGATGTTGACCTTGGGGACGGCCTTGAGGCGGTCGTCAGCCTTGATGATTTTGATCATGTGTGTTGGGGGGTGAGAGTTAGGACGCGAAGATGAACTTCGTTTCGGAGTACTTGACGGTCCGGGCGTCGATGAGGGCGTCGAGGAGCTTCTCGTCTCGGATGCCGTTGTAGACCTTCTCCGGCACGCTGAACTTGATGGTGAAGGTACGCTCGACCTGGTCGAAGGGCATGGTGCGGGCGATGGCCTTGAGCTTGTCGCTGTCCCATTCGCGTCGGGCGGTGATCTCGGCGGTCATCTTGACGCCTTCGACCTCGAAGGTCGTCTGACCGTGCTGCTTCTCCTGCTTGGCGAGGGCGAGCTTGAACTCCTCCTCGAAGCGTCGGCGCAGTTCCGTCTGGATGACGTCGAGCTGCTCCTTGGCGGAGTCGATGATGGTGGCGTTGCGAGCGGCGGCTTCGCGGAGTTCCGCGACGGACTGCTGCTCGACCGGCTTAACGGCCGGTGCGGTCTTTTTGATCTTCATGTCGGTTGGGGGAAACTTCCTTGCCGGCGTTGGGGGCCGGGCGAAGGACAAAGGCGTTTAGGTCGAGGGGGCGGCGTTCGTGCTGCGCGAGTTCCATCAACTGCACCAGGCGGGTCGCCGGGATGTTGCTGCGCTCCTGCCACTTCTCAATCGTCTTAACGGAAAGCTTAAAGCCACGGGCTTCCAGCCGACGCCAAAGCTCGCTGCGTCCGCCGAAGTGGGCGACGAGTTTCTTGGTGTCTAGGCGGGCGGTGTTCACGGCGTTGGGCTGCGTTGATGGATGAAGTTGTGCCTACTTCCTGTCGGTCGTCAACCCCCAAAAATGTTTTTTCTAATGCCTTGACGACTCCTCCAATCTGTAGGAGTAGTGATGTCCCAACTATGCCCAAGAAGAACAACGGTCCTCGGCTCGACCTCAACGAAGCCGGCATCTACGAAATCCGCTGGACCGAGAACCGCCGGTCCAAGCGCAAGTCCACCGGAACGTCCGATCATCTCTCCGCCCAGGCCGCCCTAGGTCGCCACCTGTTGGGCATGGCTGACAATAAGAAGGTCAGCGCCTTCAACGTCGCCGAGGTGCTGTCGACTTACCAGGCCGAACACGTCGACCAGCGAGTCGTCGCCAAGGATCGACAGGAAGGGTGCATCGCCGTCCTCACCAAGGGGCTTGGTCACCTCGACATCCAGCAACTGACGCCGGCGGTCGTCCTCGATTACCGCAAGGCGCGCAAGGCCGGCAAGGTGAACGGACACGTCGCCGGAGACAGTACGCTCCGGCGGGAGTTGAACTGCCTCATCGCCGCCATCAACCACGCGGTCCGCCATCGCCGCATCCCGCAGGCCGAGGTGCCGCACATCGCCCTTCCGGACGCACCTCCGCCCAAGGACCTGTGGCTGACCGAAGACCAGCTCGACGAGTTCGTCGCGGCCGCCGGCGACGTGTCGTTGCGGATCTACAGGTTCGTCGTGCTGGCGTCGGAAACGGCGGCACGCAAGACCGCCGTGCAGACGCTACGCTGGCAGCAGGTCGACCTCAAGGCTCGCCTCATCCACTTCCAGAACGACGGCAACCAGCGAACCAAGAAGCGCCGTGTGCCTGTTCCGATGTCTGACCTCGCCTTTGAGGTGCTTGACCAGGCGTGGGCCGACCGCACCCAGGACGAGTGGGTGCTTGAGACGCCTTACTCAATCCAGCACCACTTCGACGCCGTGAAGCGTAAGGCCGGCGAAGCGTACGCCGACGTCACCCCGCACACCCTGCGTCACACTTGGGCTACCCACGCCGCCCGTGCCGGCGTACCGCTGTTCGAGATTGCAGGGGTGCTTGGCGATACGCTCGCCACGGTCATGAGGGTGTACGCCCACCATTGCCCCGACCACCTGCGCGGGGCGGTGAACTTCCGCGCTTCCAGACACGCACAACAAGTGCTACCGCAATAACAATCAAGGCAACGCTGAAGACACCGACGATACGCTCGGTGTCCTCGAAGCCGACGCGCGCGCTTTCCAGCATGCCTTCGGCTTTTTTGTTGTCGGATTTTATGGAGTCTTCGGTGATCAGCACGGCCATCGTCATAGGGTCCGTAAGGGCCATGCGTATGTCGGCCATGATGAACCACAACTTCACGCAGATGGCAGACGCCATAAGCAGCGTGCCGATCAATGCGACCTCCAGGGCCGGAGCCTTACCGCTTTGATCTCCGTCCACGGGCGGCTCCTTTCTTTACCTTCGCCACCTCTGCTTTCCCCTTTGCCTTAACCCACTCGATGGCGAAGTCCACGATGTGGGTTGCAGCCGCGCCGCTGACGCCCAGGGCCGCGGTCTTTAGACCTTCCGCCATAGCAACCTCCTTCAGTCCTTGGCTGACAAGCCAGGCAACTATGCCGGCAGCCAGCACATGCCGAAGGGCTTTTCCCCAAGTCATTGTTTCGTCGTTGGACAGCAGGATTTTGGCGACCATGCCGGCCATGCCGATGATGGCCGCCGTGAAACCACCCTGCCGTAGGTGGTCTATAAAGGTCATGCTTCCTTGGGCTTCTTCGACGGGCTTCATGACTTCTTTCGATAGCCCTGCTTCCACAGGACGTCGGTGATTTCCCTAGATACGCGATCAACCTTACGCTCTCCGGCCGGCCAATCTGCCAGATGCAGGGCTTCATGCACCAGGACGCGAAGCCTTTCCTTATGCCCCTTGATGTTGGGGTCTAGCTCGATGGTGTTGTCCTCCTTGCAGGCCAGACCGCCGGTGTCACCGGGAAGCGGACGCACGATCACTTTAGGCAGGGGGCGGCGTCGTTTCACGGCGTAGGATGCGCCAGGATTTCACGCCCAGCACGATGACGAGGTTGAGGGCGAGGAAGCCAAGGGTGCCGAGCAGCACCCACTCGGACTTCTCACCGCCGAAGAAGTCAATGAGGGGTCGGGCGGTCGCGGCGACCAGAACGCCGGCGCCAATGGTCAATCCAGCGACCCACTTCTGGATGCCAAGCAGATGACCGAACAACAGGGCCAGGACGCCCAAGCCAATCGTCCAAGTCCCGTACTTTGTCAGTCCGGCAGCCGACTCCGCCAGACTGGCTGCCTTGTCGGCTGCTTCCTTGTCTAGGCGGGCTTGCTTGGCCTGGGATTCGGCGATGGCGCGAGCGGCCTTCTCCGCATCGACGGCTTTCTCAAGGGCGTCGGTCTTCTTGTCCAAGGCGACCTTCTCGGAGCGGAGTTTCTCCAGCTCCTTGGGGTCTGGGTTGGCGATCCACGCCTTGAACTTGTCGACGTCCTTGGCGGTCGGCTCGCCGGCCAGGCCGACTAGGCCGGTGGTCGCAGAGTCGTACAATGACAGGGAGGCGGCTGACCCGGTTAGGCTACCGCGGATAGCCTTGAAGATGGCTGCATCCTCAAGGACCTCGTCCTGCCAGACCTGGAGCAGGGCGGTCTGCTGGACTGGAGCCGGCGGTGGGACGGGTGGCAACGGAACGTCCGCTGGCTTGCTTGCGCAACCCGATAGCAGGACGATGGCCGCCAGCCACCTCACTTCTTGAACTCGTCGGCGAGGGACTTTGCCTTGGCTTCGACGGCCGAAAGCTTGGCGACGTTATTCCTGTAGGACAGCGCGCCGACGGCGACGCCGGCGATAAACGAAAGCACGGAGAATACGATGATCATTGCAACGACTATGCTGTCGCAACGGGTGCATCAGTCAAACACCCCAGAGCCTACAAGTTAGGGGGATGCCAAACGCGACCTTTTCGCCACCCATTTGGAAACTTTCTCAAGTTGCCTGGGCGTTGCATTGGACTTGATCGAGTTTGCCACGAAACTGATGACGGCAACGTTGCCAGGAACATACCCAAGGCGAGGGTTGAGACGATCCAAGGACGGAGAACTGTTGCGCCGGCGCTTGCCGGTTCCCTGCTTCAGACGAAGACCAAGAACGGGGCAACGCTTGGGAATCTTGATGTCGGCTTCGGTAATCGAGAAAGGGACGCCCAGCCTTGCCGCCCTTTGCTTCGCAAGGTGAAGCAGGACGCGAGCTGGATTGTCCGCCCGGTACTGGCGAATCCACTCAACCCGCTCTTCCCTTGTCCTTGCGATTGTAGCCTAGCGCCACTTGCCCGTCCGAAGGAGCAGGCCGATGACGCCGTAGTTCGCGAGGTCGGACCAAGAGTCGTTGATTGACTCGTTGTTCGCAGCGCCGTCGCCCTTCATCTCCTTGGTGAGGAGATTCCGGATGCGGCTGACCTTGTCCTGGGTGCGTACCATCACGCCCAGTTCGCCGTTGAGGCTGATGTTGCTGCTCCCGTAGTCCTGTTGCTTGCGATCCATGAGGAGGGCAAGTGGCAGGATGGCGCGGAGGTATTCCCGCCCCATCTCGGTCTGAAGACCTAGGTCGTTGTGCAGCTTGTCGGCCAGAACGTCGGTATCAATGTTGGGCATTGCTGGTACATCGTCGAATCCGAATCAACCAGAGTCAACAGATTTAGGCTAAAATCCCGTTATTCTGGACTACTCGCCGGCCATGCCTTCGACGAAGGCGTCCCGCGTATCCCGCTGGCGGAGGGCTTGGTTGGCGAGGAAGCCGAAGAAGGGATGGACTGCCGAAGCACCCATCATCACGCCAGGCTTGACCCCGACCTGATAGGCTTGCTTTGCGGCGCGCTTGTCCATCGCGTCGGAATCCTTCCCGGCGAGGGACTTGAAGGACGCGCCGAGGGCCTTGGCGCCGGCCTCGGGGACGACGCCCACGGGAATCTGGTCGCGGAGCAGGATCTTGGTTAGGTACTCGACCTTCTTGCCGAACATGCCGGCGTAGGACGAGGAGTCGAAGATCTTCTGCCAGTCCTCCAGTTCATCGCGGTCGTCCGTGCCGTCGGACGGCCAGAGGGCGCCGACCAGTTGCTTGCCAGCCTCGGAGGCGATGATGGCGAGGGGGGCGCCGACCATCAGAGGGGCGGCGTAGCGGAGCCTGTCCATCGCGGAGATTTTGGCCTTGGGGTTGGCGGCCTTGAGGGCGGAGTCGTACATGCGGTCCTTGACGAGGTTCGCGTAGGCGTACGAGTAGTTCATCAACTGCATCATGAACCGACCCTCGACGCGGTCGGCCCGGGCCATCTTGAGGGCGGGGTTGGTCTTGATGGACAGGCCGACGCTCATCCGCTGGATGGCCTGGCGGTATAGGGCGGCTTCCCGGCTGTCTCCGTAGACGGCCTGCTGGTACTCGGCGTCGGACATCCCGTCGAGGGACATCACGAACTTGGCGAAGGAGTCGTGGTCCTCGGCCGGCACACCGATTTCCTGGAGCATCGATTTGGACGAGGCGTCGGCCTTGGCATTCAGACCAGCCTTGGCGAGCAGCTTCTGGAGGGGGGCTTCGCCGAGGTAGAAACGTACGTTGTTGCGTACGGCCAGGCGTGCGATGGCGACGGAAGCCTGGATCTTGGCGCGTTCCGTCTGGGCCATGAGGTTGCCCATCTGCACACGCTGGGTGAGCCAGCGTGCGACGGGGCTTCCCTCGGTTTCGGAGCCGTAGTCCCAATGGCTGCCTAGGTGGGTGCGTTCGATTTCGTTGTGTAGCAGGCCCAGGTCCTCGGAGATAGCCTTGTTGACCGAGCGGGCGAACTCCAACTTCGTGCCGTAGGCACGCTTGATGCCTCGCTGTAGGCCGGGCGAGTTGACCAGTTCTTGGGTGAAGGCTTTCCACGTCTCCGCCACGCCCTTGAGTGCGAGGTAGGCGTTGCCCGTGCGGATGCCGAAGGACACCGGCTCGAGCAGCACGTTGTTGACGAAGGAGAAGCCGAGGTAGCCGGCGGAGATGATGGCGTTCGACCAGTCGATGACCTTCGCCATCAGCCCGGTCGGGCGGTCGGTGCCGATGTCCAGAGATCGGCGGATGAGGTCGGCCGTCTCCTCGATGGTGCCGGCGTCAACGTTCTCGGACTGGAGGGCGGACATCATCTGGCCGAACTTCTCGCCCTTCGCCCCGAAGGCACGGGCGGCTTCGGTCTTCTTGACGGCCGAGGCGATGTACCGGGCCATCAGCTTGTCCATGTCCTTGTCGAGGAACTGGTCGAGCAGGGCGGCTTCGGCGTCCGTAAAGGTGCGGGGGTCGGCGTGGTCGGGCATCGTCGCCTCGAGAGCGCCGCCCTCGTAGAGGGACAGTTCGTCGACCTTGCCGTTCTGGATGCGGAAGGCCCAGTCGGACGCCATCTTCTTGAAGTCCTCGGTAGTCTTGTCGAACTCCGCGTTGATTTTGTCCTGCTGCTCGGCGTACCACTCGTCGACAATGGCCTGGTACTCGGCGTCGGTCTTGACTTGGCGGCCGGCGTCCTTGTCCCGCTGCTTGAGCATCTCGGCGCGGGCGGCCGCGTTCCTCTCGAGATCCTGAAGGGCTTGATTGCGGAGGCGTTCGTTCCGCATCTCGTAAGCCTTGGCCGCGGCTTCGACGAAGGCCGGGGTGTTCTCCGCGACGGCGTCGGCGCCGTAGGAGCGTGGGAAGTAGCCCTCGCCGGCGTCGCCGATATCCATCCCGGCGTTGCGCTGGTAGGCCAGCAACTGCGACGACAGCTTGCGGAACTTCTGGACGGCTTCGCCAAGCTTGCCGTCCGGCATCGGGTCTATACCGATGACCGCGCGACGGAACTTGGCGTCCCACTCTTGGAGCTGCTGCTTCGACATCTTCGCAAAGTCGTCGGCGAACGGCTTGAGGATGTTGGCGTAGGCATTGTTGAACTGCGTACGGACCGTCTGGATGCGGGTCGGGATGTCGTTCTGGGCGGCGTCCGCATCCGGTCCTTGCTTGGTGAAGATCAGGTTCGCCAGGTCGCGGAGGGTCTTGGACTGTGGGTTGCGGGAGGCGTTCTGCCACATCTTGTCCGCACGGCTGGACAGGTAGCGGAAGGTGACGATGTCGGCACCGGCCTGGCGCATCTTCTGGCTCTTGGCCCAGATGTCCTTGAGGAAAGGCTTAATCTTCTGGCCGAAGTCCTTGACCGCTTGGGCGGCCCACTTGGCGAAGCCGGCTGCGTGGGCGGCGGCGTCCTTCGACAGGCGGTAGGCCATTGCTGCGATGGTGTCAGGTCCGGGAGAGAACAGGCGATTCTCACCAGGCTTTCCAAGCACCTCCGCCTCCCACTTGTCCAAGGCGGCCTTGATGCGAGCTGCAGCCGTTTCCGGGTTACCCTTTGCTGCGGTCTTGATTTCTTGCGCAAGCTTCTGCGCGGTTGGCGTAAGTTGCGGAACCTCGGTTTCGATGGTCGGGCCGAAAAGACCACCCCAGTCAACATTGTCCGGGTTGATTCCTCGGAAGTCACCGACGGACATCTCGTCGCCTTTGTAGGTAACCTTTGTAGATCCGTCGCCGAAGACCTTCTCGCGGATTATGAGCGGGACGCTTTCGGAGTTAGCAAGGTCGCCAGTAAGTTTGGTGGCACCCATTCGTCGAAGACGCTCGCCAGCCTCGGCATAAAGGATGGTTCCGTATCCCTTGTTTCGCTCGCCATCGTCGACATGTGATTCACCGATTCGTGCGACGGACTTACGCTCGTCGTACTCGACCTCGATGCGGCCTACTTCCTTTCCTTTGCGACGAATCCTTCCGACGTAACCTTTGAAGTACTGTTCATCGACAAACTCGAAATCCATCGAAAGGGAACCGCGATCTTTATCGGATAGCTTCTCGTCGGAGATGGCAGACACGAAGCCACGCTTCGCCAGGTTTGCGTCCGTATGGTTGGCTACGTCTCCGTCGGGAGTGACGACGCCCTTGCCTTCGGTCTGCGCCTGCAACCTGCTCTGCGGGCTTGGCGAGCGAAGGACAGGCCCCGTGTCGTCGCGGCTGATGCCGTACTTTGCGGCCCTCGCATCCTTATCCATCCCGTACTCAAATACGTCGAAGTCTGACGGCTTAACCTCGATACGGAGTCGCTTCGAGAACTCCTTGGCTGCGTACTCCCTTGCTTGGCGAACCTCTTCCTTCGTTGCGTCCGCTCCGAGGATCGTGATGATGGAGATGCGGCCCTTCTCGGTGATCTTGCCGTCTTTGACCACAGGAGGCTCCATGCGGCCCTGCTGGTCGGCATCCCCGAACCATTCGCCGTGGTTTACCTGGCTTCGTCCATCCTTGTTCAACTTGGAGTTCTTTGATTCAATCGCTCCACCATCGTACCTACCCCACAGGATACTTCCCTCTCGGCCTGCGCCGATGAGCCTTCCCTTCCAGCCCTTGTGTCCTACTTCCAAGTAACTAGGAAGCCCGGTCTGATCTCGGATGGGCAGGCCGTCGCTTCCGAGCTTCTGGCCGGGCTTGGTCTTCTTGAAGTAGTTCTCCGGGTCGGCTTCGTTAGCCGGCTTGCCAGGGGCGTATTCGCCCTTGGCGACCTCTTCGGCTTCATCCGCGTCGAGAGGGCCGTACATACCTTCACCCTCCTTGAGGGTGCGTTCGCTCGACGTGATCTTCTCGATGGACGAGACGGCCGTGCCGAGCATGGACTTCATCTGGGCGTCGGTGAAACCGAACACCTGCTTGACGGCGTTGATGAAGGTCTGGAGCAGGGACTGCTTCTGGTCGGGGTCTTTGATGCCGGCCAGGATGTCCTGGACTTCCTTTTCCGAAAGCGCGCCGACCATGAACTCGGCCAGATTTGACGCCCGGTAGTTGATGCCGCTCGGGAATGGGTCGCCCGGTTTGAACTTCTTGCTGTCGACGCGCTTGTCGACGAAGGCAACGTACGCGCGGCACAGGTCGCGCCACTCCTTGTTGGAGCCGTTCTTGGCGTATTCCCTGGCTACGGCGATTTCAATCTCCGCCCTAGACTTGGATACGTCAATATTACCTCTGGCCTTTCTGTTTAGTTTCTCGCCGAGCTGGGTGCGAAGGTCTTTGGGGTACTTCGACGCCGTGAGGGCGTGGAGGATTTCCTCGATGGCGGTGTCCTCGACGTACGAAAAGTTCTTTCCGCCGAACGAAGAACCTTGACCGCCGATGAAGATTTCCTCGCCGTACTTGAACGGATCGCCGTCGTCGGGGAACTGTTCGCCGTTGATGCCGAGTTTCTTCAGAGGCGTCCATCGGCCGCCATCCACGTCTCCCGTGGTGACGCGCCTGGACAGGGATACCTTGTCACCCAATGCGAGAAGCACCTTGGCGATGGGGGCGAGACGGCCGTTGAGGTCGACGATCTTCTGGAGAACCTCTCCGGCGGTCTTGTTGGCCTTCCAACTTTCACCGCCCTGGTCCATGAACTCCGCAAGGTCGTCGTCGATTTCGCCCTGCGCCTTGGTGTCGGCCTGGGTGTCGGCCTGGGTAAGAGGTTTTGCCGCCGGCTTGGAGCCGGCGACGGATTCAATGACGACCGTGTCGTACTTCCCTTCGTGACGCTTGCGGATGTCTTCGATGATACCACGCCAGCCATCCCGGGACTGGTTGTCGACGGAATAACTCTCCGTCATGTTGCCGATGCGGAGGGTCAGACCGTTGCCCTCGACCTTGACCTTCAGAGGGGCGTACTTGCCCTCCGCAAGATTGTAGGCGATGTTGGGGTTGACCGGCTTCTGCTGGGCAAGGCCATTCTGGAGTAGTTCAAAAACAGTCTCTGGCTTGGCCTTTGGCCCCTTGGCGTCGCGGTACGCTGGCCTTCCGCCGCGCATAATGTCAGTTTTGACCAGGTCCTCGAGCGGCGTCTCTTTGCGACGCGGAGAGTATTCGGCCCGGCCGCTGCCGTCGTCTTCCTCGTCGTCGGGGCGGTTCGCCTGCGGATTGCCGTCGTCGTCCCGGTTGATGGGACGCGCCTGTCCTTGGCTATCCCGGACGGCCTGTTCGTTATCGGCCCGGCGCATAGCTTCGGCTCGGTTGCGTAGAGCTTTAGCCTCGCGCTGGAACTTGTCCTTCAGGTCTGGGTCGTCCGTTTCCTGGGCGGTCTTCTCAAGTTCTGCGGCTCGCTGTTCGTTAAAGTCGGCCAAATCGTTCTTGATAGGATTATCCAGGTCCGGATTGGGGTTCGGGAACTTGGCGGCCTGTACCTCCGGGTCGTCCTCGGACGTGGCGGACTGCTCTTCGGGAGCCGTAGGGTCGATGGGCGTGGCGCTGGGATCGACAGGGGCGTTGGCTGGCTTCGCCTGCTTCGGGGGCTTCGGCGCGCCGGACAGCACACGCTCGACTTCGGCGCGATTCTTGGCGATGCGGTCGTCCAGGTTCTTGGTGGAACGTCCATCCCGCACGGCCTGCGCGCGGGTCTTGAGGTCGTTGTTGATCTTGTTCTGGGCGACGTTGACCTGCTCCCGCTGGTTGCGGTTGAGGTTCTTGAAGCGCGGGTCGGTCTGCGGGTCGTTCGGGTCGACCGGGACGGCGGCTTCGGGACGCGGCGGGAGGGGCTTGGCGGGGGGCGTCTGGGGGATGCCCTCGCCCCGCAGCTTGCGGGCGTCCTCGCGCAGGCCGGCGACGAAGGACGGCTTCTGGACGGGGGTCTGGGTGGGGGCGGGCTGGGCAGGGGCTTCCTGCTGGGCGGTCTGCGTGTCGCTGGCAGGGGCTGGGGCGGTCTGGGCCTGCGGGGAAGGGGTAGGAGTCACCTCGGCGGCTTGCGGGGCTACAGGAGCCGCAGGAGCGGGTGCAGGCTGGGCGGGCTGGGCTTGCTGCTGGGGAGCGGGCTTACCGTCGCCCAGCGTCTCGCCGATGTTTGCCTTCAACCGGGCAATCTGGTCATCCAGGCGGTTGGTCGGGTTGCCGTTGGCGGCAGCCTCGGCTCGACGCTCCTGGAGTTTCTGGAGGGTCGAGAAGGCGCGGCGCAGTTCGCTCTTGTCGTCTCGGTCGAGGTCGGCGAAACGCGGGTCGTTACGCGGGTCGCCGCCGTCGTAAGATGCGGCGGGAGCCGCCGGGGCTTGCGTAGATTGGGGAGCCGTATTCTCCGCAGAATTGCGTAGATTAGCACCATCTGCCGGAGCCGGAGCGGCAGGAGTTGCCGTAGCGGTAGTGGGTGCGGGAGCGGCAGGAGCGGCGGGAACGGCGGGAGCGACCTGGGCTTGGGCTTGGGCTTCCTTGGGCGTACCGTCAAACAAATGCGTCTTTCCGTATTTTTCATCCCACTCTTTTACGGCAGCAACAAAGTCATTTAGACCGGCCTGCCCTTTTCCGGAAAAGCGGTCATCATAAATAGGACGCGGTGGTACGCTTCCTTGGGCGACGACAGCTTGAGTAGCGGGCGGGGCAGAAGGAGCTGCTTGAGGAGCGGGCGGGGTGTTGCGGGCCGCATCCGCGGCGACGTTGGCCGCTTGGACTTCCGCGGTCTTTGCTTCGAGGGCAACCCTTGCAGCTTCGAGGGCAGATCCGGCTGCATCCATTTCCTGTTTTGCAGCGATTGCGTCCGGGTGATCGACTCCTAGTTCGTCGATGATGGCACTCAACCTTTGAAACGCAGCCAAGTGCGCATCAGATGCGGCGATGAAATCAGACTCAAGTTGCCGACGTTCGACTTCTAGTTGAAGAGGGTCTGCGGCCGGCGTAGCGGGTGCAGGTGCTTCCGCAGCTGGAGCGGCTGGAGCGGGAACTTCTCCGGCTAGGGTCGTCGGATCTACGCCAGGCTGGGCGGGAGCAGCAACGGGGGCTGCCGGCGCTGGAGCAGGGGCAGCCGCCGGCTGGGCTGCCGGGGTGGCCGGCGCCGTCGAACCTCGGGATGCGACGTTGGCCTTGATGGCATCAATCCCACGGCCGATGGCGAAGCTGGGACCTTCAATCGCAAAGCCTGCCGGGAACGCTGCGACGGTCTGCGCGACGTCAACCTCGCCGGTTCGGAAAAGACCCTGGCTGGCGGTCGTCGCCGACTCGGCGCCGGCTTGCACGATGGGCTGCCACACGCCCTTGATCTTCGGCGACAGGCCGAGGCGGGTGGAAATGGCGGTCCAAATGGCGTCGCTTGTGCCGCCTCGGAGTGCTTCCTGTCGGACGTCTTCGACGAAGTCGACGTCGTTCATCAGCGCATCCATCATCTCCGGGTTCTTGCGGATGTCGAAGCCGCGCTTTTGCGCCATCTTCTGCATCAGCTCGCCGACGATGCCGACCTGGGAGTCGTTGAGCGTGATGGCGCCGCTGACGATTTCCGGAAGGACGCGAGCGACTAGGCCGGACCCGCGCGTGACGAGGGCCGTGGCAAGCGCGCCAGCGATGGGCCGCGCCGTTCCGTATGCACCACCGGCGACCATGTCCGGGATGCCGCCGGCGTTGTCTATCAATGCGCCAAACGAACTACCGATGCGTCCGCCGACTGTCGGCATTTGATTGGCCTTCTCGAGAGCCTGGCCGAGGCTGATGCTCTGCGCGCTTTCTGGTCCTACGCCGACACGCTTCGCTTCCTCGGCCTTGATGATGTCGTTCAACTCAAGAACCCTTCGCTCGACTCGGGCGATTTCAGCGGCCCTTGCTTCTGGAGAGCTGCCAGACTTCCCGGCCATAGACAGGTCGTAGAAGGCTTTTTGCTGTTCGGCGCTGAATGCGCCGTCTTCCATCGGCTCGACCTTCCCGCCCGCGCGGAGTCGGTTTAGGTAGGCGGCGTTGTCGAACTTTTCCTTGATGTAGTTGTTGACGCCGTGTTCGTAGTAACTGCGCTGGGCGGAGTCGACAAATGAGCCAAAGCCAGCCCGCGGAGCGGCCGTGGTGGCGGTTGATACGGGCGCCGGCGCGACGGGTGCGGTTGCCTCGACCGGCACAAGCCCCGCGGTGTTGAGCGGAACAAGGCCGCCCAAGTCCAGCTTCGGCTCCTCCTTCAGCGGAACCAAACCGCTGACGTCGAGGGGTACCAGTTTCGAGGTGTCGAAGGTGTCGGGCATCGTTTACGACTTGCGCATGGGCTTGCCGTTAACGATTAGGATTGCCCCACTAGGCGCATTGTCAATGTCCGCCTGGGTCTTAACCTCGATAGCCCCGGCGGGGATGGCAGGAGCGGCCGGAGCGGTAGTGGCAGCCGGGGTAGCCGGGACGGCCGAAGTCGTCGCCGAGGGTGCCATAGTCGGGGCAGCCGGCGTGCCAGCAGGATTAGACCCAGCCGCGGCGGCAGCCGCCAAGGCAGACGGGGCGGTGAAGCCCTCGAAGGTGATCTTGCCGTCCGGCGTTTCCTTAAGGCCGAACCACTTGCTCTTCTGGCCCTTGACGGTCTTGCCCGTCAGACCGTGGTCGGCTTCGGCCTTCTTCATGGCCGTACCAAGGTCGAGCTTTTGATTGACGATGTACTCCATCGCCCGTTCGGTGAGGGAACGCTTCTGGGCGGGGTCGACACGTTCCCAGGCGTTGGAAGCCCCGAGGTTCTCGGAGAAGTCCTTGGCGTACATGCTGTCGATAGCGCCACGCAGATCGGCCTGCGCCTTGGCGGCCTTGACCGGGTCGGTGCCTTTCGCCGCCTCGGCGCCCGCCTTGACAGCGTCGTTGTTGATGTTGGCGTTGATGCGATTGATGCGGGCGTCCGTCTCCCGGGTCTTGTCGGTAGCGCCCTGTCCGATGGCTTCCTGCTTGGCGGTTTCCGTTCCAACGCGGGCCGCAGTCAAGTCAGCCAGGCTGACACCTTTAGACTGGAGGTATTCAATCTGGGCCTTGGTAAGGTTGGTGAGGTTTTCGGCCTTCGACTCGGCGGTGGTGGTGGCTGCGCCGGCTTGCGCCTGGCGAAGATCAACCATCGCGTCGCCGGTCTTGGTTACGGCCGCGGCTCGCGCGGCGTCGGTGGCGTTCTGCGCCGCGGTGCGAGAGGTGTCGTTGACGCCTTGCGTATCCAAGAGACTTACGCGGGCTTTGCCCTCGGCGGTAACCGGGCCAAGCACAACGTTGCCCTTTTCATCAAGGGTTACGACGTTACCGCCGCGTTCTGGAATGCCGCTGGCAATAGCAGCGGCGAGCGGGAAGTTAAAGCTGCCCTTCGGGTAGAGCAGGTCGTACTGGCTCTTGCCCTTGACGTAGTCGTCCAAGGAGGCGGCTTGACCCAGCAAAGGCAAAGCCTGGGTCATGTTCCCAGCCTCCAAGGCCGTGCGGCCGCGGAAGGTGTTCTGACCGTGGGCGATGTCGTAGACGCTGCCGGATCGGGCCGCACGCATGGCGGCAATCTCGGCTGGGGTGTAGCCGGCGGAGGCAAGGTAAGCCTCACCGAGGGCGGAGTTCTGATCCTCGGCTCCGACCGCGCGGGCGTTGTGGTAGCGCGTCTCCGCGTCGAAGTTGCGGGTGCGAGCAAGCAAGGCAGCCCCTTCGGCTTGAGCCTTGGGGTCATACAAGCCGACAAGGTTTTGGACGGCAGCACCCCACATGGGGTCGCCTTGAACGTTAAGTTTAAGGGTCATTGTTTAAGGCTGCTTCGGTTCACCCGTTGAGTTTGTAGGTCTTCATTCCCAAAGAGGGATCGGGAGTTCCACCAAGAACAGGCTTTCCGCCTTTGATCGTCTTGACCCCATTCTTGAGGATTTCACCAATCGTCAAGGAAGGAGCCAGGCCCTTGGATGCGGTTTCGAGTGTGGCGGCCGTAGAAGGATTGGTACCAAACCAACCAGCGCCGGCACCCATTCCGGTGATCATGCCGCCGGCGTTGAGAAGCGTGCCGAGGGTCTTTAGGTTGTCGCCCTTGCGGGACGCGGCTTCCATCTCAAGACCAAGCACGCCGGACGACCCCTGCATGAAGTTGCCGAGCGTACGCTGTTGCTCCATAGCCCGGGCGTTCGCAAGGGCGTTGCCGAGCTGTAGGTCGCTGAAGCCCTGGAGGGCCGCCTTGGCGTTCCCCTGCTGGCCGGCGAACGCAAGGGCGTTGCGGCTGGCGTTGGCGGCTTCGTTGGCGATGATGGCGTTGGCAGCCTGGTCGCCAGCGATGTTCTCGCCGGCGGCGACAACAGGCGCCTGGGCGGCCGCCGTGGCGGCGGCGTAATCAGCCTGGCGGCTGGCTTCTGCGGCGGCTTGCTCCTTGTCCTGGTTGGACTTCGATCCGCGAGCCTCGCTGGCCTGCTGGACGGCTTCGGACTGTTGCTGGAAGCCTCGCTGGCGAATGCGTTCAGCCTCCTGCGCGCCTTCCATAGCCTTTCGCGCGCGGTTCTGGCCTGCCGACTGCGCGGCGGTACCGGCTACGGTGAGGGCGATTGAAGCGGTGATAGGATCGCACATAGTGTTTATCGTCCGACGGTTCGATTGCCGGAGGAGTTGGGCTTACCGAAGCCGAAGTACTCCTTGTATGCCCCCATGCCAGGTCCGCCGGAATAGGCGCCGGCCTGGTTGGCGGCGGCAAGCATGCCGGTGGTGTTCTGGAAGAGGTTCGCGACGGGGTTGAAGCCGGTCTGCATGGACAACACGCCGGCCTGGCGGAGGGCGTTGTTGGCTGCCATAGTGGGGTCGCTCGTAGACTGTAGCTGGCCGACGAGGTTGTATCGCTGATCTTCGACGGCCTGGCGGGCCTTCTGGGCTTCGGAGGTGGCACCTTCGGCCACCTGCTGGCGAGCCATCGCGTTGTCACGCTGGAGGACGCCAGCCTGGCGCGCGCCTTCGCTGGACTGACCAAGGCCGCTTCGAGCCAATGAGTAGGCGAGCTGATCCTTGTTCTGCTTGTACTGTTCGCCGACTTGAGGCATGGCGAACGCCGTATAGGCATTCTTGCGCTGATTGTAGAAGTCGTCGTTGAACTTCGAGAACTCCTGGTCGATGCGAGCAACGCCTTCCTTGATGCGCGCCTGGCGCGCCATCTCGTCTGCGCGAGCTTGAGCAGCGCCACCGTCACCTCCGCCTCCGCCGCCGAAGCACATTAGGCGATAACCCTCATGCTAGGTTGACGAGAAAGTGAGCGGGTAATCCCAGAAGCAGCCGAAGTGCCTGCCGGAGCATTGCCAATGCGTCCTTGGCTAGGCATCTGCGTACCCATGAAGTTGACGGTAGACGGAGCAGGGGCGACGGCGTCGGCAAGAGGAGTGCCGTCGGAAGTGGACTTGTAGGTCGTGAATGTTTGCGGCTGCGCAACGGGCTTGGGGGCCTGCATCGAGGGAGACAAGGCGTCGATACGCGCGCGTGCCTCGTCCAGCGAAGCCCTAGGGTTTACGGTTCCGTAGCACATCTGTTTATGCGTTTGATTGTGCCTCGGCTGGTTCCTTTGTCCAGCAATACACAAAGAACCGCTCCCCGCCCTTGCCGTACTTGGTAGTCTCCGACTCTTTGTAGGCACCGAACGACTCAAGCCAACGATGGGCAATGTCGTGGCTGTCTAGGCTTCGGCATTCCATTCGATGCCAGCCGGCGGCGTCCAGAGCCGGGAAGAACACGCGCTTGCCGAACTTGGTAGTGGACAGGGCAATCTCGTCGAAGCGATCCGTCGCGAACATCCAAACCGACCACACGCCAGGCCACATAGCCAAAGCCCCGCAGCAGACCACCGGCTCGCCGTCGTCTGCGTGAAGCACAAAGCCGAAGTCTCCGCACTTGAGGACGCCGTTGGCGAATGACCACGGGTCGTCCGACCATTGGGTTGCGAAGATCTCCTTCTGGTCCTTCTCGCGCATCTTGTGGACGACGTGATGAACCCCCTCCGGATAGAGTTCAGTTACTTTCATTCGCCTCGAAGTGAGCGATGATGTTGGCGATGCGTGCGTAGCCGGACGAGTTGTTGACCATGCGGATGCCGACGTGCGTGCCGGTTCCGTTAGCCATCACTCGACCAAGGCTGAAGGTCGGCTGGGTGATGGTGCCGCAGTCATCGCGGGCGTTGATGGCAACCGGGTCCATTCCGATAAACACCTTCCAACTTCCCTCGATTGTCATGTCCAATCCGTTGAGCGTCTTCTGGTGGGCCGGCTTTCCTCCGTCAAGATAAGGCAGCACGACCTCGACCTCGCTGTTGTCGTACTCGGCGTTGTTCGTACCTCCGTACAGGTATACCACGTTACCAGCTCGGGCGTACACGCGGCCGTCCTTGGTGGTGAACTTGGTGATCGCAAAGCCAGGTTCATAGACCGACCAGGCGGCGACCTGGCTGTTCGGGAAGTAGGAGTAGACGTATACCTTGGAGCCGACAGCCAGCCAGTAGCGACCATCAATCGGCTCGATGATGGCGCAACACGCCGCCTTCTGGACTTCGGTCATAGCGGCAAGCTCCCCAAGGATGATGCCGTCAACGGGAGTACCTACGTCGTTGACGACGGCAGCATTGGAGGCGTCTCGCGCGCGGAGGGATCGTACGCCGGAGTCGGATAGGTAGAAGACGTCAATCTCCCCGATGGACACCACGCTGCTGGCTGCGAACGTGCCGGTATTGGAAAGCACCTGGCCCTGGCGATTGTTTGCAGGATCGGTGTCGATACCCCACAACTGGATTGACCGGCGGGCGAAAGCGGCGAGTTGACCTTGATAAAGGGCAAGGGCGGTAAGCACCTCATTGCCGCCGCTGTTGTTCGACAGATTGATGAAGCCGGCGCCGGTGCCATTCTCGCCCCACTTCGTTGGCTGGTTGACGCCGGAGAAGAATAGGCTCGAGCCGCTGGTGATGTGGGCCTTGGTCTTGAACGTGAGGGCCGACACGGGCGTCGTGTTCGACGCTCGGCTGGCGCCAGCGTAGATCGCGCTGGCCGGATCGTTGTCGGGGGAGAACTTGAAGGTGATGTTGACGCCGTTGGCGTACGAACCGCCGAGCGTCATCGTGGACTTCTGGGGCAGGTTGTTGACGCCCGTGACGCCGCCCGAGAAGGACACCAGGCTGCCGATGGTGACATCGCCGGTCTTGGTGACGGAGATGACCTTGCCGTTCGGGGTCGAGCCGCTGCCCGCGACGGCCGTCAGGGTAATCATGCCATTGGCGACGGTCGCCGTGTACTCGGTGGAAGACGTGTAGGCGTTGATGCGGTCGGCAAGCTTGGTCATCGTTTCGGTGTTTGAGTACTGCCACTTCTGTGGCGAACCCATAACCTCAACGCCATCTACCTTTACTGACGTAATGGCGTTAGTGATGCCTCCGTTCAAGATTCCGGCACGAGCGATGTATCGTCCAGCCATGTATGGGCTGGGGGCGATGGTCGCTACGTCGATAAGCTCGCTGATGTTCGGAGACGAAGAAGGGTCGGATGAGAACTCCAACCACACGGTCTGGCCGTTGTACTGGGCAGGATTGTCGTAGTACTGGCTGACGACGACGTTGCTAGGCCAGAAGGCGTCAGAAACGAAAGACTTGAATGTAATCTTTCCGCCTACAGTTCCACCAGAAGTGATGTCCTCGTATGCCGCGTCGCTGACATAATAGTCTATGTACGTTCCAGGTACCGTGTACATCACCGCAGGAATCTTGGTGTATGTGTATAGGTACCAAGCAAGCCGTTGAGCGGGCGTCTTGGGGTCGCCTGGGTAAGTCCAAGTGTTGGCGTCGATGCCAAGTTCATTCGGAGTCAGCGGGTTCCCAGTAGCGTAGTTCGCCACCAGAGTAGCTCCGTAGTAAGCCCTGGTGATTTTTGGCGTGGCATTGATGTTCACCAAAGTTCTAAAGGTGCTTGCTGCCGTACAGGTGCTACCGCCGGTGACGGAGAAGCTGGCGGCCGCGAGCTTTTCGGCCGTGCCGGCGACGGCGGTCTGGGTCTTGGCGATGGCGACCGTCATAGGGGCGTCGATGGTCGCCGTGGGGGTGAAGGCAACGCCGTTCGGGCCGGTGACGGTGACGACCGCGCCGACCGCCACGGCCGTGTAGCCGGTGCCGGCGAGGTTGATGATGGACGCCATGTGGGCTGCGGCGTTTGTGAGGCTGCCCATCGAGGTGTTCGTCACACCGCCGAAGAAGTCCGTGATGACCGATCCGTTGTAGTATGGATAGGACTTGCCGTCAGCGAACTTTGCGATGACGAACGGAAGGCCGCCGTACAGGGTCGAGAATACAACCTCGGTCATCGCCGAGCCGGTCGGGCTGACCAGCCGCTGGTAGGTGACGCCGGCCGGCATCGTAGGCGTGGCGACGGAGCCAAAGACGTAGATGGTATTGTCGGCGGCTTCCATCCCGAACGTGCCAGCCGGCAATGACGCAAAGGATGCGAACTTCTTGCGCTTCTCAATCTCGCCGCCCCGTGAGATGTGGGCGTTCTTCAGCGTCTGGAGCGTACCAGGCCGTGCGGTCAGCGGATGCTTCCGCGTGTCGAGGCCCGCGGAGAAGTTCTCGACGACGATGTATGCCATAGATTAGACCCGATCGCTCGGGGTGATGCGCGCACCCTTGAGGTTCCAGCCTTCCTGGGCCGGCGAACCGCCAAGCGTAAACACGTCGGTCTTGATGCTGGAACCCTTGAGCTTCTGGAGGAGCTGAAGGGCGGCCTGCTGCTTGGCAGGAGCGTCGTCGGACTTCGCGCGCGCGAGCAACTCGGCGGCAGCCGAAAGGACGATGAGGTTGTCGTCGAGCAACGCGACGTCGGAGTCGGCTACCATCAGCGGGCATTTGCGGATTGCCTTGAAGCGAAGCACGCACTCGTCGCTAGCCGGCATCGGCCAGACCTCGAACTGGTTGCCCTCGTAGTGGCGCCAGCGGGTGGGCGGGTCTTCCTTCTCGCCTTCGGTGGGGTCGGAGGAGTTGTACTCCTCCGGGCCGACGCCGTATTCCAGCGGACGCCAGGACCCCGAATACCGGATGTGGGCCGAGCTGATGCGACCGAAGTCGATGTCGTTGTCGAAGCCGTAGTAACGCTGGCCGTTGAGCATCGGCTCGTCGCGTTCGATGAACGCGAACGGCCAGTCGAACGCTTCCCACAGCAGCTGCTGCGTGCGGTTGATCGTCTGCTTGAGGGCGGGGAGCGTGTTCACGCCCATCGCCACGTTGGTCGAAGCACCGATCTCCGCCCGCAGGGCATCGACCAGCGCCGAGAGCTGGGTGCCGCGAGCCATCCTTACTTCTTCTTGGCGGTTTCGACGACCGGCTCTTCGACGCCGATTTCGACGAGCGTCTGCGGGAGTTTGCCGAGGACGCCAGGGAAGAGCTTCTCGACGACGGGGGAAGTGTACTCGCGTTCCAGGCGGTCGCGTTCTTCCTTCTGGTCGACCGCTTCGGAGCGGGTCTTCTTGATGTTCACCACGGCGTCGTGGCCGTGGAGGGACTTGATGACGGGAATCTCGGCGGCCGAAACCTCCTTGATGACGGTGTTCTCGAGGGAGCCGGAGAGACGAACTTCGATTTGGGCGTATTCCATAGGTCCTATCATCGTGCCTAGGGCTGTTGTTGTTGCAAGCAAAAGGGGGTGGCTCCTTGCGGAACCACCCCCCGGGTGATGCTATCGGCTACCGATTAGGCGACTTCGTAGACGCCGCAACCGTTGAACTGCTTGCCGACAAGGCCGCCGGTCCAGGTCATGGCGCGATACATGACGTACTGGTCATGCGGGCGAGCCGGGCTGTGGGTCTTGTTCTCCTCGCCGTCCATGACGTAGAGGTTGATGTTGCCCTCGTCGATGAAGTACGCGCGGTTGGTGTAACCGAGGTCATCGAGGGTGGGGTCATACACGAACTCGCCGACGCCCTGCATGGTGATACCGGCGAGGCCGATGTCGGTCATGCCCTTGGCGAAGCCAGTCTGGGTGAACGTACCCTTCGAGGTGATCTCCAGGTCGAGCTTCTCGAGGAAGCCGGAGCCGCAGAGGACCAGGGAGGGCTTGCCACCGAAGCGGGTCAGCTGGCGGATCTCCTTGCGGAGGAACTCGCTGATCTTCTGGGAGCCGGAGTTGTAGGTGATCTTGTTCGCACCAACGGCCGAGCGGTTGCGCCAGAGGGGGTTGGTCGCGCGGTCGATGCCACCCACCGTGCCGGTCGCCGGAGCGTCGGTGATGAGGGACAGGAGACCGGGGACTTCCTTCGGCTGGGCAACGCCGTCGCGCCAGAGCATGGCGTTGAACGACTTGGCCCAACCCTCGTTCATGTCCTTGAGCTTCTCGTCGAGCAGGCCGGTCAAGACGGTGACGTCACGATCGGAGTGCTTGGAGGTGGACTCGCCGGACGTGCTGTCGACGACGGACAGGCCGTCGTGCTTCAGCTCGGTGAGGGTGAGCGAGATGCCAGCGTGGATTTCCTTCCAGGGGAAGGAGGCGCGCTTGGTGTTCGCGGGGTTGGCGTAGGAGACGGTATCGTTGTGCGTGAAGCCAGCGATAGCCGTGGTGTAGTCGAAGACGACCGGCACCGTGATGTTACCCTTGCCACCAGGGAAGGTCTTCTTCTTCTTGGACAGAGCCTTGAGGAGGGGCTTGTCCTGGATGGACTGGGCGAGCGCGCCACCCTTGATGTTGTAGTCGAGGGCGGAGGCGGTGATGTTAGCGAGTTCAGCGACCGTGAAGGCCATGATGTGTGTTTCTCTTGATTAGGGGGTTGTTAGCGGGACTGCGTCATCCCGAGCCTCACCGCTTCGAGAAGCGACTTCGGCACGGGCGATGCGTTGGCGGACGACGCGGAACTGGAAACCGAAGACACGGGCCGGCGCTGCGGCGCGAAACGAGAGAGCCGTTCCTTGATGATGGAGTGGGCGCGCTCGACGAGCGCAATAGCCTCCTCCGGGGTCGACGGTCTTTCGCTTGCAAGCATCAGCTTGGCCTGGTCGGTGACCAGCTCCTGTTTGGCGGACCAATCGGGATCCTTGGCCTTCATCTGCTGTTCCCAACTCACGACTGCACCGTGGATGCTGGCGCGGGCCTGGTGGGCCTGCTGCTCCGCGGCATACTGCATGCGTTCGACTTGAAGTTGCTTTTCGGCCTTGAGGGCCGCCAGCTCCTTCGCCGACGCGTCGTCGATGTAACCTTCGTCGACACGTTTCTTGATGTCTTCGGGGAGGCTTTCACCGACGTACGCGTCTAGTCGCGCCTTGTACTCGCTGATCTTCTTATGGGCTTCCGCCGGGTTGGTCTTCATGAGGGCCATGATCTGGAACCCTTCGACGACCTCCGCATTGGTCAGCCCATTCGACGACATGAAGGAAGTGATCTTCCGGTATTCACCGGCGTCCGAGCGGTATGCATCTCGCTCGCTGACCACTTCCTTCCAGCGTGGGTGGTTGTGGAACGGCAGCTTCTGGTCGGCTTCGGCTCGCGTCTTGTCGTTCGCAGGGTCGTCCAGACCTGGCGAAGGGGACTTCGAGGACGAAGCGGAAGCTCCGTTGGTTTCCACGGTGGACGAATCCGCGTCAGCCGGCGTCTGCACCGCGCGTTTGACGGCGTCGAGCAGAGAGGTCGGCTTCTTGTTAGCGTCCTGGTCGCCCGCCACCGACGAGGTTGGCTGGCTGTTTTCTTTAGCGTCGGCCGCAACCGGCGTAGCCGGCTGGGAAATAGGTTCAGCAGGCGTGTTGGCCTGCGGTTCGATGACGGCCGCGTCGGGAGCGGCCTGGGTGTCGGTTTGATCCATTAGGTTGAGAATAGGGTACGGGTAACCGAAAATCAACTATTAGGCATAGTGACGCCTTCGCTACGGATGGACGACGGGGTCATCTGCGGTCCGTTAGTTCCCGGGGCTTCGGGTGGGACGGGGGCGTTCTGACCGCCAGCAGCGCCTTGGGCGTTGGGGTCGGACATGGGGTTGCCGGTCGTCAGTTGCTTCTGGGCGTTCTGGGCGACGATGGACGGCAGGGCGGCGCGGATGGCGTCGGTGATGTCCATGCCGTCGTCCAGGCGGTTGATGGCTTGCTTCGCCATCCACTCTGGGTTCATGCCCGGAATCTGTAGCAGGATGGGTGCGAGACGCTCGAAGTTCTGAATCTGCATAGCCTTGTTCGGGCGACCGTTGGAACCGGCTTCGACCTCCAAGGCCAGCTCCTGGGCGATCTCGTTGGCGGTCAGCTGCGGCCACACGGCGCCAGGGCCGGCAATCTTCATGGCCGTCTCCTGGTCGAGCTGCTCGAGCAGGACCTGGCCGGTGGCTCGGGCAAGTTCGCCTAGGAAATCCTCAAGGTCGTCGACGTTGGACGACAGGCTGGACATGCGGCTACCTTCGGCGACGGACACCTCGGTGGCGGTGGAGCCGGACGCGCCGCCGATGTTTGCCTCTTGGGAGCCGACAACGCGCATCATGTCGTCCAGTAGCATCGTCGTGTCGTACAACGACGGGTCGATGGGCGAGTGCTGGATCGGCTGGAGGATCTGGTTGACGGCCTGGCCGGGCGACAGGTTCTGGAGTTTGATGACCGCGTTGGCGGGGTGGCTCTGGAGGTTGATTTGATCCTTCTCCGAAAGGGCGCCCTCGTAGGTGGCGTAGACCGGGCGGTTGGCGTATCGCTGTTCACGCAGACCCTGTCGCGCGCGGTTGTACTCACGCTGGACCGGCATCAACAGGCGTACGTCAGACAGGGGGTAGATGTCTCGGTCAGACTCGACTTCGTTGAAGATGAGGGTGAAGAAAGGCCAGAAACGCTCCAGGCCAAGTTCGGGGGCAGCAGGCTCCTTGAGGAAGTCGTGGTAGCCGTCGGCGACGACGTAGCACAGGTTGTCCTTCTTGGAGTAGATTTCCCACACGGTCGCCTTCTTGCATTCGTCGTCCTTGGCGTTCGGGTCTTCGTAGCCGGTGTAGCTCTTGCCAAGGTCGACCTGGTAAATCTCCTTGATCTCCTCGACGTCCAAGATGAACTCTTGGGCGACCCAGTCGGCGCCGACGAAGCCGGACAGTTGGCGGCACTTGGGGTCGACGATGATGGTGTTCGACAGCGGGAAGTCGAAGGCGACGCCCTCGCGCACGATGACGTCTCGCTTGTTCTGGAGTTCCTCAAGGATTTGCTTGAGCTGCTCCATCTTGGCGTTGTCTTCGTCGAAGATCTTATCGGTCTTGTCGGCGATGAGACGACCGAGGGTAGACATCTGCTGGGTGATGTCGGTGATCTTCTCGACGTCCTCCGGACGCTTCTCCATCACCCGGTTGTAGCCGAGCTTGACGTAGCCTACGCCGTTGACGCAGGTCCGCCGGACGAGTTGTTTCATCTGACCCTTGAACGAGGGCTGCTGCTCGGAGATTTGGTAGGCGGCGACGATCTCCATCGTCTTCGCCACACGGTCCAACATGCGCCGACGCTCGAAGCCCTGTTGGGCGTCCTGCATCGTCTGAATCATCACGGGGTCGATGGGCTGACCTACGGCGGCCGCGTGAGCCATAGACGTCTGGGCGTTCTGGAAGGACGCGATGTCGCCCTCCCACATCGTGAAGTCCAGCGTGTCGCGTCGCTTGGCGACGAACTTCGGGTTCTTGGCGTACAAAGCGGATACGCGCTGCCGGACGTGGGACTGGACGATGTTGGCGACGTAGCGGTCGTCCGTCTCGGACGACGACCATTGCTTGCCCATGTAGAAGTCCACGTCCTCCTTCATGCGGTCGAAGGACCGCTTCCAATGTTTCTTCGCCCGGGTGACCTTGTCGGCCAGAGCCTTGACCAGAGCGGCACGCGATGGCGTGGGCTTCTCGGCGTCTCGGATGATGCCGGAGCTGGGCTGCTCAAGGGAGGGGTCGGGCTGGATAAAGTCGCTTTCCATTTACATCCTTTCTGTTCAGAACCCTCCCATCTGCAACAGTTTCTTCCGCGTCTCCTCCCACTTGGTGGAGTACTTGACCCATTCCAGGGTGCCGGTCTTGGGACCTTCCGGGGTCTTCTCGACCGGGCGGGATGCCCCGTGAAGGGTAGCCAGAAGCAGGCCGGCAAGCCCCAATGCGTCCACGAAGTCGTCGTGGCGAGCCGACGGGAACTTGAGGATTTCAGTCTCCGCGTCTGCCCACCAAGGGGAGAACTTCGGGAAGAACACCTTGCCCATCGCCATGCGGCCGCGGATGGCCTGGGCGCGGGTCTGCTTGTCCTTCACGGGGGTAATCTCCTCGACCACCGTCCATACCTGTCGCTCCTGCTGGACCTTGCGCAGGAATGGACCGATGGACTGGGAGATATGTCCACGTTCGGCTCCCCACTTGGATGGCTTGTGGCGTACCATCAAGTCGATCATTCCGTCGACCACCTGATCGGTGGAAGCCCTTCTCCACCACACGTCCGGCAGGATGTAGACGTTGTCATTCTCGTCCACGCCGAACGGCAGCAGGCAGGTCTTGTCGGCCGTCTGGGCGGTAGACACGGCGTGGTCAGAAACGCAGTACAGTCGTAGGTTCTTGGGCAGTTCGCCCGGGCCATAGAACTTCAACCAGTCGCGTCGGAAGAAGTCGCCGTCGTCGGGCGTAGGCTTGCCTTGGTAGAGGGCGGAAAAGCCCTTGGGGTTGAGCCGGCGGATTTCATTGAGGAACTCCAGGCCGTAGCGTTCGGGCCAAAGGGCGTCTCCCTTCTGCCGGCCCATAGGGTCGTGGTCGTCAGCCAATGCAGGCAAGGCAAGGATACGCCATTGCTGGGCGACTTCGTCGTTGTAGCAGGGATTCTTGGGGTCGGTCAGCCGACCGACAAGGTCGTCTTCGTGCCACCGGGTCATGATGATGACCACCCGACCGCCGTCCATCAGACGGGTCATGGCGACCTGGGTGAACCATTCCCACAACTTATCACGCTCACGCTTGGAGTCGGCTTCCTCGCGGTCCTTGATGGGGTCGTCGATGATGAGCAAGTCGGCGCCCTTGCCGGTCAAGCCACCGCCAACGCCAACGAAGCCCGCTACCCCGCCTTCCTCGGTCTTGATGCGGTCTGCCGCCTGTTCGCCTTGGCGCAACTTGCACCCCGGGAAGACCTGTTGGTAGGCCGGCGAACGCATGATCTCTCGGACGGAACGTCCGAAGTCCATCGCCAGGTCGGCGTTGTAGGTGGCGAAGAGGACCTGGCGGTACGGATCTTTGCCCAGAAACCACGCAGGGAACCGACGAGAAGCCAGTTCAGACTTACCGTGACGGGGAGGCATCGAAATGATGAGTCGCTGGTAATGTCCCTTCTCAACCTGTTCCAACGCGGCGCAGATGGTTTCATGGTGGCGGACGGGTTGGTAGCGGCTCTTTTCGACGTTGTCCGGGTCTTGTGGGTCTGGCATGGTCATCGACGTGAAGTCGATGAGCGACTGCCTGGCTTTCTTGACGCGAAGGAGGCGAGTGGCGGCCGCCAGCTGCGCCTCCACTTCGGCGATTTCAGCCAGCTTGCGCTTCTGCTCGGCGTTGGGTGCCTTCTTCGCCATCAAGCGATGATCCACTTATCGGAGTCCAGCTTGATAAGACGCAATAGCGTGTAAGGACTGGATACTCCGAAGGAGTTGGACTGGTTGGAAGCGTTGACCATCGGAGCCGTGCCGTAGTTGCCGCTCAAGATGGAGACGTACTGGCAATTGAACAGGGCGATGTTGATGATAGTGCCGATAGGGAAGTTTACGGAGGAGTTTTCCGGCACGATGATTACATTGGCGTAACTGGCGTTCTCCACAATCACCGTGTTGTTGGCGTCGCTCAATGCCAGCGTATAAGGAGTCGTTGCGGAAACGTTGTTGACGGTGGGGGCGGAAAGATAACCAAGACCAGAGATATAACTAACGAGGTCGGATTGCGCCGTCACCGTGCCGGTGATGCTTCCCCAGGTGGTAGAACCGCCACCGCCACCGCCGGTGACCTGCGACCAGGCGCCGTTCTGGCGGGCGTATTGGTTGCCGTCGTTCGGAGCGTCCGGGATGTAGCCATTGGGGTTGGACGCCAGAGGATAGAAGTTCGCCGTGGCGTAGGTAGAAACATCCAACGACGTCTGGTAGCCAAGGCCGGAGATGTAACTGGTGAGGTCCGTCTGATTGGTCACCGTACCGGAAATGGAACCCCACGAAGCCGAACCACCGCCGGAGGAGGAGCTGATCTCGGTCCAGTAGGAAGGATTGCCGATGGGGTCGTAACCGGCGGCGCCGACCGACGTGGTCATCTCGAAGAGACGATAGTTGTACATCACCTGCGAACCAACCGTGTAGGTGACTCCGTTGTTGTAAGCCGGGAACTGGACGCCACCACCACCCCCGGTCGAAACAGCCCAAGCGCCGTTCTTGCGGACGTATTCAGAGCCGTCGGAAGGAGCATCGGTAAGGTATGATGCCATTCCGGAAATCGGCTGATAGAGCGCGGCGGCGGTGGCACTAGAAATGTAGCCAAGGTTCAACAGGGAGGACGTAGTCACATACGACTGGTTCTTGACGAACGCCGTGGTGGCTAGCTTGGTGCTGGAGTCGAGAGTCGGCTGGGTAACGCCAACGGTTCCAGTAGGCAGACTCGGAGTGCCACTAAAGGTCGGACTGGAAAGGTTGGCTTTCAGATTGTCAGCTGCTGTGACGAAGGCAGTCGTTGCAAGCGTGGTGTTGTTGGTGCCGGCTGCCTGGGTGACGCCGACGGTGCCGGTCGGCAAGGAAGGCGATCCGCTGAAGGTCGGACTGGAGAGCAAGGCGTACGAAGCAGCCGCCTGCGTAGCCATCGTGCCAAGGCCAAGGTTGGCGCGAGCCGTGCTGGCCGTCGCGGTCAACTCGGACAGGTT